GCCACGCCACGCTTGAGCCTTCTAGTATAGAAGGCTCATTCATTCCATTAACATAAATTTTTTTTTGAAGAATTGCAGCTCGCGTTGATTTGACCCTGTTTTTGACGCTTTGGGTTTAAGAAAGTAGGATCGATAGATGTAGTGGAGTCCCAAACGAGATGAATTAGTTGAAAGTGTTGTTTCATTAGGTTATTGTAGAAAAGACCCTTTGTTTTTAAGGTACCCTATTTGGGGTGGGGGTATATAAAATTTTTATGAATATTGATCAACTAAGTGATGACGAATTAAAAAATATTATTTTAAAAAAACAACTGGAATATATTAAGTTGTGCCAAGATGATTTTCTAATTTTTGCCGAAAATGTTTGGCAAGATTTTATTTATAGAAAAACTAATAATCCAAAAAATTATGGTCATCATCAAATTATTGCTGAAGAATTTCAAAAAATAGCTTTGAACCAAGAAAAGAGGCTCATTGTAAATATGCCTCCTAGACATACAAAATCAGAATTTGCATCTTATTTATTTCCTGCGTGGATGATAGGGAAGTTTCCTAAAATGAAAATAATGCAAGTATCCCACAATGCTGAACTTGCTTCGCGGTTCGGTGCTAAAGTTAGAAACTTAATGAACAGCAAGGAGTATAAAGGTATCTTTGGAAATGTTACACTTCGAGAAGATAGTAAGGCTAAAGGACGTTGGGAGACCAATCATGGTGGGGAATACTTTGCGGCGGGCGTAGGCGGTTCTATCACAGGACGAGGGGCGGACTTACTTATTATTGATGACCCACATACTGAACAAGATTCTATGTCTGATTCAGCAATGGACAGAACTTATGAATGGTATAGTTCTGGACCTAGACAAAGACTTCAACCTGGTGGAAGAATTTGTGTTGTCATGACTCGTTGGGCAACTGATGATTTAACAGGAAGATTAATTAAAGCACAAACCGAACCTAAAGCTGACAAATGGAAGGTAATAGAATTTCCTGCCATTATGCCCTCAGGTAAACCTGTGTGGCCCGAATACTGGCCACTGGAAGAATTGGAAAAGGTCAAGGCTTCGGTGTCCGTTAAAAATTGGAACGCTCAGTATATGCAGGATCCTACTGCAGAAGAAGGAGCCATTATTAAACGAGATTGGTGGCAAGATTGGAATGAACGATATTTACCAAAACTACTCCATGTTATACAGAGTTATGATACTGCATTTTCAAAAAAGGAAACCGCAGACTATTCAGCCATCACAACATGGGGAATATTTGAACCTGTAGAAGGTTACGAAAAAGCAATAATACTTTTAGATGCTATGAAAGGAAGATGGGATTTTCCAGATTTAAAAAATGTTGCTTTAGAACAATGGAAGTATTGGGAACCAGAGACAGTTATTATTGAGGCAAAGGCTACCGGACAACCGTTAATTCATGAATTAAGAAGAGCAGGAATTCCTGTAATTGATTTTGTTCCTGCGCGAGGACGAGATAAACATACACGAATAAACTCCTGTGCTCCTGTTTTTGAATCGGGTATGGTATGGGCTCCTTTGGATGAACATTGGGCACAAGAAGTAATTGAAGAATGTGCAGCTTTTCCTCATGGTCAATACGACGATTATGTTGATAGTATGACCCAGGCTGTGTTAAGATATAGACAAGGGGGTTTTGTAACTACTTACTCAGATGACTGGGAAGAACCCTTACTTAAATTGGATAAGGAATATAAATATTACTAAGATGATAAATAAAATTAAAAGAGCATTACACAGCTGGTTTAATAAATATGAATTGCAATACAGAATCTTAATCTTAATTGCGGTAGTTTATTTAATAGCGGATAAAATAAAATGAGTAGAGTAAAAGCTGGTTTAGAACTAGGAAAAGGCGCAACTAAGTACGCTGGTAAAAAAATTAAAGAAATTGTTCAAGCTATTAAAACTAAAAGAAAGCGAAAAGCGTGGACAAAAGCCAATAAACCTAAAATCCGTGCTTTATCAGCAAAGTATAGAAAACAAACTAAATCGACAGATCCTTACAACAGACTTAGAAAATCAGTAGGGATGAGATCTAATATTCCTCATAGAGCGCAAACTCAAAAAGGTTCTTCTTTTAAAACGGTTAATGTAAAAAGCCAAGAGCATGCTAAATGGCTTTCAAGAGTAGGTCTTGAAGGAAGACTTAAACCAATTGATTTAGGTCCTTCTTTAGAAGCTTTGTTTAGAGCAGGAGTTACTAAAGGAACTAAAAAAGACAGGATCTTGACTAGGAAGTATTTAAGGAATAAACTAACAAGAAAGCATTCAAAAGGAGAATTTATTATGCCGCAAAAATATGGATACAGAGGCTACGGACAAGCTAGAACGCACGGAATGGGTTTAGAAGACGAACAGCTTAAACCAGGAAAAATTTACAAAGCTAAACAAGGTGTCTACGCTAGAGAAGATGAATCAATTGGAATGAGACTTGGTAAGAAAAAAACCAAGCATGATAAGAAAGTTGCAAGAGATGAATCTTATGGTAAGTGGGGCAAAAGAGCTAAAGACTGGAAGAAAGCTTCTCAAGGTTACTACGCTAGAGAAGACGAGTCTATTGCAATGAGAAAAAAGAAAAAAAGAACTCATAAACAACTTGTTGCAAGTAGAGATGAATCTTATGGCGACTGGGGTAAGAGAAAAAGAGACTGGAAGAAAAAAGTTATTAAAGCTAGAGGTGGCGTATCTGTTAAAACAAAATTAAACGGTACTTTATTTACGCACACTTATTAAGGAATAATATGGCCATTTTAAAAAAAAAAGGAATGCCTAAGGCTAAAGAATATAAAAAATTCTTAAGAGGCATGCGGGCAGCTACTTCATCTAAATTTCCAGCGGATTCATTTATGGAAAGAAGAATGAAATTAGGTTCAGCTAAATTACTAGCCCATAACAAATACAAACTAGAACAACCTAAATCTGCTTTAAAAGAAGTGGGTAAAAAAGCGGGTAGATTTCTTCCTAAAAAAGTAGTGGCAGTAGCTACTGCAATAGGAGCAGGAGTTGCGGCACTAAAAGCAAAAAAGAAAAAAGAAGCTAAGAAAAAAATGGGTGGTGGCATGATGAAGAAATATACTAAAGGCGGAATTCCAGGTTATGATACAGGTACTTGGATTACTAAAAAAGAAAAACCTACAGCTTGGATTACTAGAAAAGAAAAACCTACATCTTGGATTACTAAAAAAGAAAAACCTACAGCTTGGATTACTAAAAAGAAAAAAGCAGACTCAGAGGCGGGTGAAACTGAACATATGAGAACCAAGAAACAGTGGTGGATTAAAAAGAAATCTAAAGGCGGAATTCCAGGTTATAATACAGGAAAAGGAATAGAACTAGCCAAAAAGCATAAAAAAACATTAAAAGACAAAATAGCTACGGGAATAGGTTATGCTGGAGAAATGGGTAAATCCATACCTTCACCTGGCAATCCATATTTTATAAAAGATCAAGCAAAAAAAATTATAGAGAAAATTAAGAAAAAAAGATTAGAAAAATCTATAAAGCAAAAGCAACAAGCTACTAGAGAGATAACAGATATATTTAGTGGAGGCAGAAAAGGCAAACCACATAGTTCACCTGAAGGAAGAAAAGCTTCAGCGGGTAGAACAATAAGAAGAATGATAGCTAATCGTAAAAAATTTATGCGACCTAATTGGACAACCTCTCGAAATCCTAGAGCATTAAATGTCGGTGGTTCGGTGACCGTTAAAACTAAAATAGGAAAATATTTTCCAACTAAAACATATTAGGGGACACTTATGTCCTTGAAATCTCTTATTACTGGGATTGGTAAACATTTCTTAAAAAAGAAAAAACCTACCACTGGCAAAGAACAAAAACTTTTAACTTACGATAAAACATCCCCACAAAAAACAGCAAAAGAATTAGTTAGGCAGGATCTTAGAGTTCCTGCAGTACCCTTAAAAAAAACTAAACCTTTACACATGGGAAGTGAAAAATCTCCTTTGTTTGGTTCTTCAACTTATGATTGGATTATGAAAAAAGGGCAGGGAAAGTTTACTGCTGATGAATGGTTAGATCATTTAACTTCTACTCGACAAATGAAGTTTAAACTTTTTGGACAACCTGCTTTTAAAATGGTCAGAGATCCTAAAAGATTTAGATATGATTCAGGGCCTTTCAGAGGAAAAGAAGTAGTTATTAATAAAGAAGAATTATTCGATACTAATATAGCATTATTTAACGAAGCTGGAGATTTAACAGGAGGCTTATTATATGCCGCTAAAAAGTTTGGTTTAAAATTAGATGCTAATACTTTAGGAGCAATGATTAGATTAAATCCTGTAAATAGACTTAAGGCAATTGAATTAGGTGTTCCTAGAGGAGCTAGTGAAGCATTAGAAGCAGGAGGTAAAAGAATTAACAGCCAAATTTACCAAATAAAAAGAAATTATCCAGAAAACAGACAAATTTGGGATGTACTAGATAGTGCTTTATATCAAGCTAAAAGCTTAAATCCTTCTTCAAGTCAAAATACACTTAAAGAAGCGAGTAAAAAATTAATAAAAGAATTAAATTATGTTAAATCAAACCCAAGTGTTTCTGCTACAGATAAAATTTTATTAAATAAAATTATCGGCGAAACAGATGAACTCACTAAACCCTTTGCGAGTGCAGCCACTCGGTATGGAGATGAAACCACTTATACTTTACAAGGAGGAAAGAATTATCGAGAAACACTTTTTAAATTAGATGAAGCGATTCCTGGTAATACTGAGCCATTTAAAGCAATGGGACATTTTGATGATCTAGGAAAGAATATGGTTTATCATGTGAGATTTGATACAAGGATGACTCCTGACGGAAAAAAAGTTTTTATGATTAATGAAATACAATCGGACGCAAACCAAGCAGTTGCTAAAGCATTAAGTAAAGCTCAACAATTAGCTGGAGATAAAAGAATTAGTCCTTATCAAATAGATATGGAAATGGGTCTTTTGACGCAAAGTAGAGGAGCTCTTTTAAAACAAATGGATGAAGCTATTAAAGCAGGTAATTTTGCTAAATCACGAGCAATAGGAAAGGACTTAAAACAAATTAATCAAAAACTTAAAACTGTTTTTAGAGCCGCTGATGAGTATGATGCCAAAAAATTTGATTATTTTCCTATGGTTGAAGCAGATGCGTACGGGGATCATGCTTTAAAATATTTACTTAATAAAGCAGCTAAAGAAGGAGTAGATTATGTAGCCGTTGCTCCGTTTAACAAATTAAGTTTTAGACAAGGTTACAAAGCGGGTAATGAAAGATTTTATGGTTATGCTTCTGGTAAAGGAATTGATAAAAAAGGAAAAGCTGTTATGCCTGATTTGATGAGAAAAATAGCAAATTTTTATGAGTCAAAATCTGGTCCTATTAAAATTTCTCTTTCTGATCCTAGCAAACCTTATAAGATGGTGAAAACCGATAAATTTACATATCCTAGTTCCCATTCGCAAAAAGGTAAAAACATTTTAAGTAAATATCATGATGATGCTCGTAGCACAGCAGAGGAGGGTTATAAATATGTAGCACCTGATGATCCTAACTTGTTTTTTGATGCATTTGCGATTAAAGTGAATCCGTTAATGCAACAGACATTAAAGACATACCGTTCAAAAGGGGGATTAGTGGTGGATATGTTTAAACCAATAAGGTACAATGCGTTATGGCAATAGAGAAGAATAAAGAATTAATCACAGAAGAAGATAAAATAGAAGAGGTTGAAGTACAACCAGAAGGTCTTCCGCCTGATGTAGAAATAGAAGGCGAAGAAGAAATAACGGAACAACCTTTAGATGATTTTAATACAAATCTTTCTGAAAATATGGATGAAAGAACTCTTAAATCAATGGCGAGTTCTTTAATTGAAGAATATAAAAAAGATAAATTATCCAGAAAAGAATGGGAAGAAGCTTATATAAAAGGTTTAGATTTATTAGGCACTAAATACCAAGAAGTAACTAGACCGTTTAAAGGAGCTTCTGGTGTCACTCATCCTCTACTTGCTGAATCAGTTACACAATTCCAAGCACAAGCTTATAAAGAACTAGTCCCTAGTGATGGACCTGTACGAACACAAGTTGTGGGCTTACAAACACCTGCTACTGAACAACAAGCAGAACGAGTTAAAGACTACATGAATTATCTTTTAATGGAAAAAATGGAAGAATATTCGACAGATATGGATCAAATGTTATTTTACCTTCCTCTATCAGGTTCTACTTTTAAAAAAGTTTATTATGATGCTTTCCTTGAAAGACCAGTTGCTAAATTTGTACCGAGTGAAGATTTAATTGTTCCATATTTTGCTTCAGATTTAAAAGATGCAGAAAGAATTACAAACAAAATTACTATGACCCCTAATGAAGTAACTAAAAAAATGGCGGCTGGTTTTTATAGAGACATAAAATTAGTTCAAGGGACTGACGAACCCGATCGATTACAAAATAAAATAAATGAACTTGAAGGAGTTAAAAGAACTGAAACAGATTATTTACATACTATTTTAGAAATGCATATTGATTTAAATTTAGATGAGTTTGAAAAATTTGATGATCGTGCTAAAAAAATAAAAATTCCTTATATTGTAACTATTGATGAAGGAAGTGGAGAAATTCTATCTATTTATAGAAATTACAGACCAGACGATCCTACTTATCAAAGAATAGAATATTTTGTTCATTATAAATTTTTACCAGGACTAGGTTTTTATGGTTTTGGTTTAACTCACATGATTGGAGGCTTAAGTAGAGCAGCGACTCAAGCTTTAAGACAATTAATTGATGCAGGAACTTTAAAAAATTTACCTGCGGGATTTAAATCTCGTGGTATTAGAGTTCGAGATGATGATCAACCAATTCAACCAGGAGAATTTAGAGATGTAGATGCGCCTGGAGGAAATATCAAAGATCAATTTTTTAATCTTCCTTTTACAGAACCTTCAGTAACTTTGTACAATCTTTTAGGATTTGTGGTACAAGCTGGTCAAAAATTTGCTGCAATTACTGATTCCAATACTGGAAATGATGTTCAAAATAGAGCTGTTGGTACTACAATTGCTCTAATGGAGAGAGGAAGCAGAGTAATGTCTGGAGTTCACAAAAGATGTTACTATGCAATGAGATTAGAATTTAAAATTTTAGCAAGAATTTGTGCAGAATTTTTACCACCCGAGTATCCTTATGATGTCTTTGGTGGCCCAAGACAAATAAAAGTATCCGATTTTGATGAAAGAGTAGATATTCTACCTGTAGCAGATCCTAATATTTGGTCTATGGCACAAAGGGTAACTTTAGCACAAACACAATTACAAGTCGCTTCTTCAAATCCACAACTTCACAATTTACATGAAGCTTACAGAAGGGTTTATGAAGCTTTAGGTACTAAACAAATTGAAACTTTATTAAAACCAGCACCTAAACAACCAGAACCCATGGATCCAGCAAAAGAAAACGCTAGAGCTTTAATGATGAACTTGTTAACAGCATTTGAATTTCAAGATCAGGATGCCCATATCGCTGCACATATGGCATTTATGCAATCCAGAATGGTACAAATTAATCCACAAGTTTATGCCTTATTACAATCTCATGTTTCCGACCATGTTTCTTTTAAAGCGCGTAAAGAAGTTATGGAACAAATGATGCAAGATCCCAACATGATAGCTTTACAGCAACAAAATCCTAAAGAATTTAAAATTGTTTATGCAGCGGCAGTCGCTACTGCAGTAGCAGAGATTACGGAACAGTTGGTTAAAGGTGAACAACAAGCAATGGGAGCTCAACAAGATCCATTAGTTAAAATTAAACAACAAGAAATAGATTTAAAAGCTATGGATCTGCAAAGAAAAGCTCAAGAAACTAA